GCGACCCTTATCGGGATGTTCGTACCACGGAAGCATGAACACTTTTATCTGACCTGAATTAATCCAACTACTATATTCTGTTCCGGCTCCAGCGGGAGTACTATTTACTATACGACAAGGAGTTACGTCAGCCGTCGCTGATCTCATCGCCTCGCCATTCTCCACTTTCGCAAACTCATCGAGTAATACGATCTTTCGCCGGTCGCCAGATGCAGCATTAGGAGTCGTTGATTCGCCGTCGATAATACTATTCGTTATCGAATTGAATAAGTGCATTTTCGTTCTGTTCGGTTCCCCCTGCCCAACACTTGGGGGACGCATCCACTCGGGCAACCAGCTATTTATATAATCGTGTTTCCAGAACAAGGCTTTTGGATTTCCTGTTTTATCGACGTAATCCTCTGTCCGTGATAACTCTAGTAACATACAGTCTTCATAGAACAACCAGTACCAATGAAGTAAAATCAAACAACACCAACTGGCCCCCATGTCACGGCTCTTTTTAATCCCAAGATCCTCGCCATTTTCCACAGCCCATATAAGTTCCCCAAAGAACCGATCCTGTATTTCCCATGTAACCATTGGTACATGACTTTGAACGGCGGGTATTTTATTTCCATCAGGCAATATATCAAACTGCTTAAAGGTCCAAACGAATACATTCACAAAAAATAACAATGAGTCCTTACACGCCCGCATAAGTTCTTCCTGCAAACCGATATTATGTTCCGCCTTACGGAGAAGAGTTTCGCGGTACCGTTTATTCGCCTCGACGTCTTTGGGAACTTTAAGTCCAGTCACAGGACAAACCCAAAACGGTTTAACGTCGGGAAAGGGGGTTTTAAGTTTGGGGGCCGTAATTAAATTACCTAACGCCATATTAACTCTCGTCTGCGATCTCGTTTATTTTTGTTTTAGTCGTCTCACTTATACGATCTGCCACAGTTTTCTTCGTCTTGTCCGAAGCCACATCTTGAACTTTGCCTTCTATCCGCTCCAGAAGAACTTTCATGTATGACAAATTAGGCAGATGCTCGATCTCAGTTCCGTCTTTTACATTCTCTACTTTGAAACCCAAAGTATTCTTCCAAATAATCTCTGCGAGTTTTTCGGCCCGGGTACACATCCGGGACTCTTCGCCATCGTCTATGCAGGCGTCCTCCTTGCTGGCCATGTCTGTCAAATACTTACTTACCAGACGAGACGCCTTCGCTCTACTACTCTTTTTCTTCGCCATGTTTTACTCCGTCGTGGGTCATCCATGAACATTTACAACACCCAGGACAGTGTGATCTCACTACCCTCGGGTCTGTTGTGTGTTCTACATTTCCGCATAGGGGACATACCCATTTAGTTTTGGCCCGCTGCAATTTCTTGTCGTCTATATTTCTCAAGCAACTCTCTACCTCTCGCTATCGGTACTGCCAAATTAGCTTCTATGCCCGTATAGAAAACTGTACCACCCACTACAATCCCTACTAAACGTCCTTGCATATCAAACAACCCGCCACCCGAGTTACCGTGAGTTATTTCGGCGTCGACCTGTATTAGATCCACACCAAACGAAGATCCATTACGATGAATATTCGACACAATACCCGACGACACGGTATTTAAAACTCCGAGCGGATGCCCTACTACGTATACAGACTCTCCGAGTCGTGGGTATACACCGCTTAACCCAACATGTGGGGCATCTTCGATATCGATTTTCAAAATCGCAATATCATTATTCGGGCCCACTATAATTGTGGTGCTCATATATTTTACGCCGTCGATCATCGTGGCAATCATAACATCTTGGTCCTCAACAACGTGTTTGGCTGTGACCAACCACCCATCATCGGAGATCAATACTCCCGCACCCATCCAACCGGCAAATCCCGGACGGAGTTCTACAATCGCCGGTAAAGTTTTATCAACAAGATCGGGGAGGGTGTTCATATTGGCGGGGATACACACATGGGCCCCCGCACCAATAAATAACACTACCAATATCCCCACCATTGCCGCGAGTTGTCTCATCCTAACCTCCGTTATGCGTTGTCGCTGATTTTTACTACGTAGGCTTTACAATCAAAGTTATTCCCAAAGCCATCCGTAGTATCTTCACAGAGAAGCATCAAAGCTGTCCCGGTCGCTTTTACATCAAGCCACCCACCCGGAGCAATTACACCCGTGATATTACCGACAGTATCGGGGTCTGCATAACCCATCACCAATATGCCATTCGCAGGAGCGAACACTCGATATTCCTCACCGACTACGAGTGTAGCATCGGCTTTAGCCCCATCTGCAAGAGAAACTATTTGGGCGTCACCAGCTTCGCACACTATACCATTACAGTTCATATTATTTCCCTCTTACTTAATTTAATATTCTGGCTTTCGTTCTTTCCCGAGTAGAAGGGAAATTCACTTTATATATGGGTTCATTATTCCTTTCATGGCATAATTGTTCGCCACATTTTTTGCAAGACACAATAACTTCTATGAGTTGTCCGCCGACGACATCGTTCTCGATTATGCAAAAATCCTCACGGAACAAATGTGAAACATAAATATCACGATGACGACATCGAAAGAAAAAATCCCACGCCTTTAAAAATAACTTCCTCATATTATGCCCCCTTCTTAATTTTATTGACTAAATAACTAACGCGGAGTACCGCGAAAATTATAATTGCAATAGCGAGTACTTCTCTCATTCAGCCGAAACTCCCGAGCCGTTCGTCAATAACCTGATGTTACGGGCTCTTCCTAGGTCCGTGATATAAACTTTTTGCAAACGAAGCCCCCACCCATTGGCTTCCTCGCGTATTTTTTTGAGTATGCGATTTCCCAGTTCCTCAGTATCGGATAGCTCGTTCTCGGTTAGAGTACTCGCCACAGCAGACAAAACGCCCAAAGCCAACGCTTGAAGGCTCTGGTCATAGTCATTAACCTCGAGCATGGCTTTACGGATATTACTTACTTTATATTGAATAGCCCCACTAACTATCATATTCTGATGATCCAAAGAATATATACTCTGATTTCTAAGATCAACCACTTGAGTAGTTACTGTAGTATAAACAATCTCTTGGATAATGGGCCATAAAAAATACCACCCCGGGATCAGTATTTTTTCCCGGGTACCGAGCGTAACCTTAACGCCCAGTTCATCGGGCTGGATCAATTCGATCCTCGGTATCAATTTCTTTACAGCTTCAAAAAATTTGGACCAAAATCCCATTAGTTTCCGCTCCTACGCTGTGCGATTCCTACTTCGGAACGCTCTATCTGTCGATCTAAGACAATGTCTGTCACGTCTGCTATAAACTTCTTACCGTCGATAACTCCCATCATTTCGTCCGCAAATTCTTCCGGCGTCATGTTCGGCTCATCAAAAAACTCTCCATGGAACTTTGTCCGGTAGGCTCTCATTTCCGCCGAAGATTTTTTAACTCGTACCATTTTAATTCCTATTACGGTTTAACGGCTTCCGCTCGGGCCGCATTATCTTTTTTAATCTGGGCCACGGCAGCTTTATACCGTTTGGTGTCTTTTCTGACTATTTCGGCTTCTACCAGAGATCTAGCGTCTTGCTCAATCTCCCATTTTTTATCATCCTCAGTCATTGGTATCTCCATATTAGCCACATCTTCCCCACACATAGTCCTCTAGTATATTATCGGCAATCACGGCACATATATCCAATAAAATACTATTATTTTTTAAATTTATTTATAAATCTTCGGATGAGAGTAATTTCTCCTCCAAGTTACTAATATGGCGGATCGCCTCGTTGAGTTTTACCGTAAGTAGTTCTATTCGCTGAGTCGACGACAACGGAATCTGGAACGACCCCACAGCGTCGAATACTATGGCCATTGTCGTACCCGGTATTTGTTCAATCATTTCTTTCCCCTAAATTTATTTATAAACTTTTCGACGGGCGATAACCCGAGTAACACTACTAATACCAAGAGCGTCGTAACAGTGGCAAGGCCGTAAAACCCTAGCCCACATGCGATCCCGATACCCGATGTGGCCCAAATTCCTGATGCTGTAGTGAGACCACTGGTACCTCCGTCCTTGTGTAGAATCGATCCAGCCCCTAGGAACCCCATGCCAGTAACAACGGCGGCCACAACCCGACTGGGATCGCCCCCAATATGTCCGGAGATTATCGTGAATATTGCGGCACCCAAAGCGATCAGAATATTTGTCCGGAGTCCCGCCGGTTTTTTAGACATTTCTCGCTCAAGTCCGATCAAGCCGCCGAGTATAATCGCCATGATGAGGTTCACTACCATAATTATCACTCCTATCTGTGACCTGCGGTCGACAAAAAACTACATATATGCCTCAATATATTTTTTTGCTTTTTCCAAGCAGTACACGATTATATAGACTTTTCACACTTCTTCAATATATCATTCTTGATGTATTACTACCACGAAGTTAAAACAACATGCTGTTTCGTACATTCTGCACATTAACATGTCTGCGGTTAAAATGCAATTATTATGTTACCATACAATGTGTCAAAACGTCGGTACTTGTTAGTAACAGCCCGCACCTTTACACATAATTTTTTCTCCCGGCATCGGGGGACCGCCAACACGGGTCGGTTCCGGTTTAGGGGCGAGATACCCTACCGCTGCCCTCAACACTCTGAGATCTCGACCTGATCGTCTGAGGAGCCGATTACAGCGGACACAGAGTAATCCTTTGACTTCCCCGGTTTCCGGGTCGTGGTCGACTCGTATTTTACTCAGGTAGACTTTACTATTACAGATTTTACAGCGAAACTTCTGCTCTATATACATAGCCTCATATGTATGGGGGTCTTCCCCCGCTCGCTGTTCCCGTTTTTCGAGGCAGTAGTTACATGTAGTGGCAAGATTATCGGCAGATCGTTTATCAATCTTGAACTCTTCTATCGGTCGAGTACTCCCACACTCTTTACATATCTTGGTCATTTTTACTCCCCCTCTCGATTTTCCGAGCCTTGTCGATTACTTTAAGGGCTGTGGTAAATAATGTGAGGGACACCGGTTCCCTAAACTGTTTCGCCTCGTGGACAATTTTTTTCGCTTCGCTCAGTTCCATTTTTACCCTTTCCAAAACTCGGATTTACACGTAGAGCCCAAACACCCAATACACACCAATTGCGAGGCCCCCCCGTTGGGGGTCGCCATATAAGAGTAGTGTATGGGATTCCAGCTTCCGCACACAGAACAGCGGCCCTCTTGGGCGAGGTATAGTTTTTCGTAAAGTTTTATGTCGTCTTTATGCTTCTTCCGCCATTCGATCTCAAACTCTGATTTCTCCGTTTTCTTCCGCCAATTAAGTTCGGACTTACCCATTATCACCCTTTCTAATTAGTGGCCGTGTGAACAGGGAAGACATACCAGTTCCGGAGTGGCCCCCTCTATATTGAGTGTCACTTGGGTCATTTTGCCTATTGGTATTTCCTTCCCGCAAATCCCGCAGCAACCACCCTGTTTAGCATAGAGTGGTTTAAATGCCTCTTTTTCTGCGGCTGATCTTTCTGCCCGTTCGAGTGCTCGCCTACCTTTGGCGTTTCTGTTACGCATGTCCATTTTCATTTCCTTTCCGATTAATAATTAGTTCTACTATACTATCGTCATTTAGGACGATTTTGTCCAGTAAAATATTTTTATTTTTTATATATTGTAGTTATTGAAGTACTTTCCAACATCCCAAATGAAGAATCCTTATTTTTGAGCTAAAAACCCTGTCCCCCACAGACCAGACAACACGTCAATACCGGTCCCTCTATAGGCCATTTACTAATAAACTACATATTACGATATATTATACATATTATAGTTTATTATATTTCTTCTATAGACTTCCTATACCTCTAGGGACAGGGGGGACAGTAATATATAGTGTTATAAGTTATTTAATAATAAGGGGTTAGGGTGGCCTAAGTATATTATGTTTTGCTAGGAACTGGGGGGTCATGTCGGGGACTACTCTATATTGTTTATATTTTATTTTTTATATCTGCGTGGGGTCCGAGAATAGGTACCCTTCTACCCCGGGTCATATATGAAGGGGTCATACCCCGGGGGTCAAGGTCGAGCATTAATGGAATTAAATTACATTGATAACATACCGACTGGTTGGTTGGTCCTAGACCACGGCCATATCAAATTAGTACAGATTGTTACAATCATCATACACAATAGGGTATAGGAGTTAGATAGATACATAACAAGGACATATGTTAGTTAGATACATAACATACTACATACATGAGTATAAACTCACAGATGACGTTGGCTTGTGTTGGATGATAACAGTCTCGACCATACCAAACTACCCCCCGGATATACATGACATGTCAGTAATAGAGTAGTATATGGATATATCAGTATTGATAAAATAACGCTTGACATTACATATCAGACCTGCTATAATACAGGCTATTAAATAGAATAGAGTTTAATTAAGAGGTGTAACATGAAACGGTATAGAATGAAGGTGGCAAGGGGGCTCGGGCAAATGTTTATGCGAGGTAAAATCGTCGACATACTAAGAGTTGATGATCGACACTGGGTAACGACACTCCGATATAAAACAAAGCCCGATAAAAAAGTGTTGACATATATTGACTGATAACCTATAACACCGGGCAGTATTAGGTATACCGCCCGGATATATCAGGTTTATATACAAGGCAAAATTAAACGACAAGCAACAAACAGGGTAATGCTACTATCGAGACAAGTTTTGACCGATGACGGCAGTACAAGATTTTGACTATTTAATCACGAGGGTATAAAATGAACACAATACAGAAAATGCTATACTTGCGGGAACTTAAAAAGTACCCCCGGTCGACACCCTATGAGAACTTGAGTAAGTTTTACACTTACAAACTACAAAAACAAGGTTATTATCACGATATGACTTTACGGAGTTTAGTCACAAGGTTTTTGTTTCGGCGTGTTGTGAGTATCGCCAAAGGATATTATTTCAGGTTACACTATTACTACGATCAAAACAATGATTTGCGGAATAGCTTAGTAACGGGCGTAACATATAATTGTTATGTATTGCATGTTAACTGGTATAACAAAAAATTATCATTAAAACAAAAATAGTACTTGACATACTATCCGGGTTATGCTATAATGCCTATAGTGAATTGACAAGTGAATAAAACATCTAAACACCTCCTTTTAATCATAGGTATCGGCGGTATCACATACTACCGTCGATACCATATTTTGGAGAATGATAAAATGACAAATAAGGAATTTATGACGATAATATGAATGGCGATATTATGCTTTATTGCGTTAATGTGAATTGGAAGGGTATAGAATGGAATGGCAATTAATAGAAGTAAAAGACATCGATTGTGCAATGGATAACAGCGGCATTTATACTGTTATCCATCGTAAAACGTCCGATAAAACTCATAAAGGTTATGCCGATTATCGGGTATTTGTCCGTATCGATATTATGAGGTCTTGTGACGATATCCCGCTAATCAGTTTTTACGGACTCGAAAATAACGTCCGAAAACATGTTATGCGGTGGTTAGACGATAACGCTTGTCAAGTATCGACGGAACATGCAAGTTATATCGGACGTGAATTACATCGGGCAACTACTGACATTAATTATATTCAAGAATAGGAGATAAACAAATAGGGTCATCGGACCCCCCGCTCGATGATCCTGTTAGTTAATCTTTTAAAAAGGAAGGTGTAACATGAAACATCGAAACACTAAAGAGTATTTGCGAAACTTAAATCACGACGGAAAATGCAATTGTAAGTATTGCCGCAAGTTTAACGCCGATGCACAAAAAGTATTGGAACGCGAATTAAAAAGACTTGACACCGAGGTAAAATGATATTTAGAAAAGTATTAGAAAATCTATGTTACTACGATAAGCGAAACCCGGACGGGGATTTTGTCAATACTGGAGAGAACAATAAAAAGCTCGATCCCTGTTATTGCGATAATTGTTTTTATGGTCGTACGGAATTGGCAGAGGAAATAATAAGGCTAAGAAAATAAATAATTATCTTGACTTTAATATAAAATTGTGATATAATGAGGGTATGACAATGGATGTAAAACAAACTATTTTACAAGCTACTCGGGATATAGTCCTAAACTACCGCCCTGCAAAACTTGGAGAATTGACGCGGATCGACGCGGAATTGTGTAAGTTAAACCCGACTTTATGCGACGATGGAGACACGGGCAAAATTGCGTTCGGCCCGGATAACAAGCGTACGAAGTTGCGAACTGCAAGATTTTTAACTCGAAAACTCAACCTACACAATGACTTTTTAAATGACGTCGAGATCAGGACAATTCAGACCAACATCGATGACATTTTATTTGACACGGATGACCTTGTTAAAACATTTATTTCAACAGGGGAGGATATCCGAGACAATTACTCGAATGACGTTGGCGGTAGTTCCTGCATGTCAGGGAACTGCTCTGATTATGTCGGACTATATGTCGATAATCCCGATGTTTATAGTCAACTTATTATGACGCGGGGTAACGATTCGGCCCGAGCTATGGTGGTTAAACTTGATAATGGAGAGTATCTACTTGACCGAATATATACTGACGCCGAGGACCTTGTAATTAAAATGGAAAATTACGCAGATAAACAGGGCTGGTTAAAGCGTGAACATTTATCAGGTAATGATATGCAATTAATTGTCACGGGGCTCATTTATATCGACGGAGAGGTACCATATCAAGATACTTTAGACCGCGGACGTATCCGGGACGGCCTACTTGATTTAATGGCCGATACTTGTCACGATTACGATTTTACGGTAGATAATACCGACGGAAGTGTAGAGGGCGGGTATGTTTGTGACAATTGCGGATGTCATCTAGTAGAAAATGAAGCACGGAGATTTAACGATTATATGTATTGCGAATGTTGTTTTGATGATATCGCATTTTCTTGTGTAAATTGTAATAATACCCATTCTATTGAGAACGGTATTCTTATTGAAAGTCTCGGGACCATATGTGAGGGTTGTTATTGTGAGGATTATACACGATGCGAAATATGCGACGAACATGTTTTACAGGATGACTCTCGTTTTGTTGAGTCTACTGAACAGGACGTATGCAATAACTGTTTAGAACATCATTTTCAGCAGTGTCCCGTATGTAATGAGTATTTCGAGTTTGGCGGTATGGTCCGTTCTTTACTCGGCGAGGTTATTTGCTGGGGTTGTCTCGAAAATTCGACTGATCCCAAAAAAGCAAAACATAACAAACTTATAGAGTACCCCGGACAGATGACATTTGATTTTCGGGATGACATCGATGTAACCGCCGTGGATTTTCAGGACAGAATCGTTGCGGGTTGCGATAGGTCTACATTTCAGCGGGATACTCCGAACTGGTATTTTTCGAGTCCTCTAAACGGAAGGCACATATGACAAAAACAGATAGTTTAAAAGAGTTTTGGTTTAGATCAACTAAGCAGATTTTTCGGGATTTAAATAAGCACGTTCTCGACAAAGGCAGTCGGCATAAGCACCGCATTTTTATTAACAGGGGCTCGAACATTTTACTTATGGCCCATCTGGACACGGTCCAAAAACCGAAATGGGACCGGCTTGAAGGTGATACGTTATACGCCGCCGGATTAGATGATCGGCTTGGATGTTATTTGGCGTATCGAGTTGCCGAGAATCTGGGTCTTGATTTACTACTGACCGATCACGAAGAATGTGGTAAAACTACCGGGGCATTTCATACCCTGAAAGACTATAACTGGATCGCTGAGTTTGACCGTGGCGGGGCCGATGTCGTCACCTATGATCTGGACAGCCCGGAGTTTATAGACGCTCTGGACGATTTCTGGGGTGTTGGGCAGGGAACGTACTCGGATATAGCGAGTCTGGATACTACCGCTTGTTGTGTGAATGTCGGTATCGGATATCAGTTAGACCATAGTGCAGATAGTTACGCGGACCTGTCCGAAACCGCTAATCAAATGCAGCGATTTCAGCAATTTTATAATAAGTATAAAGACAGTAAATTCACGCAAGTTGAATCCGAGCCTATTGACTGGATGGAAGACGAAATACCCTCTCGGAAAAATTCGCGACGGTTTTGGGATGAATGCGATATTTGCGGAGGTGGCGGTGTAAAACCGATATTCGGGTACTTACTATGCCGTGATTGTGTAGAGTATATGGTCGAATCTTGTAGAATAGATAACGAGCTTGCAGGCATAGATCATCGGGAACGATAAGAAGGAAGGCAAAAATGCTGGATTATAACGATGACATGGTCAGGTTGTTTGTATTGTCACAGATACCCATAGATTTACGGTGGGTTTACGACGCTATGCACATGTTATGGCAAGAGGGCAAACTGTCTTTTAACGAGTATATATTTATGTTACACGATCTGTATTATGAAAATAATAAAGAATTGTCTTGACATCGACATCGGGATATGTTATACTATATTGTGGAAATAGAGGGTATAAAGTGGGTGATAAAAAAACAATCGAAGAACTCTGGCCGGACCCGTCGCCAAAATTGACGCCGAGAGATATGACAAAAGAAGTTATGGGACGATGCCGAAGATGTGGCACCGTATTCGGTATTTTGCCCGAACAAAGTAAGGCGTGTCCTAAGTGTAAAGTTATTCATATTCAAGCATAGAGGACCTATTAGAATTGAGGAAGTAGTATGTATCTCGATAAAAAAAATACTAGGCTACGTATTTTAGAAAAGGTCAAACGGGATCGACCCGGGTGGTTATGTACGAGAGTGTCCGAAAAAGTATTACGTCAGTTGGATATTAAAATCGACGCGATGCTAGATCAGGCTATTCATAGCCACCCGAGCAAAGGGAAAACATTCAGTCAAATTCTATTCGGAGGTAAATAAGTTATGATAGGGACAAAGGCCTACTGTAGAAGTTGCGGAAATTTCTTTTACATTGTACTCCGCACAAGTCGATGGGTTAAAACATGGATAAAACATCACAGAACCGGCGAGGACGTATTTGTTTTCAAAAAACAAAAAGCTACCTCCCAAAAATATGCGTCTGTGACGGGTGTTCCGTGTCCGAGGTGCAAAAAACATAAATTAGCGAGGGCATAAATTATGTGTGAGTGTCCAATATGTGGCGGTACTAAGTGGAAAGATGTAGGGTCTTGCGATGAAGGTTGCTGTGATAAATATGAATGCGAAAATTGTGGACATCAGGAACTTGAGGAAGTCGCGGATTAATATAAAGGAATAAATTATGAGTCAGAGTAAAGCCAGTAAACTGAGAGAACACAAGTATCTTATGAGTATTGAAGCTCGCCGGATGAAGGGTATCGGATCGTCACAGCGTAAAAAGAGCCCAAGACACGGAGGGCTGAACTTTGGGAAGTAAAATGACTTTCGAACATTACTATGCCACTACTTTTGAGACGTGGGTGGACCGATTTGCTACACGGCTTAATGATCGCGAAGAGGCCGAGGATCGTGTTCAACTTATATTCACTCGCTTGATCCCCCGTAAGGAATTTTGTGAAGATCTGATTGCGAAAGGGGAAATGGACAAATATATTAATCGTTGTCTCTGTTTGCAACGTGTGGATATATACCGGGATCAATATGGAAGGGGCACTGGTACAGGACGTATGCCCACGGTCAGCATTGATCCAGAGAATATAGATTTTTTGTCTTCTCTACGGGGCAACCAACAAAACTCCGAGGCAGAGGAAGCCGCCGAGTTAAATAATTTTTATGACAAGGCCCTCAAATTACTAGACAACCCTCGGAGGGTAATAGCAGAATGTGGATTCGAAACCATCGGTGATTTACGACAGTATATACTCATCCAGTACACGCGGAATGGTCGGACTTTTGCGGAGATTGCTAAGTTGACGGGGGTGCCCCGGTCGAGTATACACGAACATTATCGAAAGATCGTCGCGGCGATTATACCCGCCATAGAAGAATTTATTGGGGAAAAATTAGATATCTCGGAAAATGGTCTGGATATTTCTTGAAGAATAGCCGATAGATAGGTAGTGGAAAGAGAAAACGATCAACTGGCCCCGACCAAATTGATAAAGTGCTAGAGAGGGTCGACTTCATTTTTCCAATGTTTTTAAAACGTAGTGATGGAGAGCAAAATGTACCCAAGATGTACCCGTTGTAATAATAGAGGTTCCCGGTATTGTGATACCTGCCACGCGGATTCGAAGGCTGGTACCCGTTCTAATTGGACGCCGAGGGTCACAAAGCCTGTAATCACCGGTGTAAATCCCAAAGACGCTATTGGAGCAGCGAAAAATCCACATGGTTGTGTATCTCGTGCTGTTTTAGCCGAGGTTGGACTTGCTATGATGGAGGGTGCCCGGAAATATGGTCGACATAATTATCGAGTCTCTCCTGTCCGAGCCGAAGTTTATTTCGATGCTTGTAATCGACATTTAGACGCTTGGTGGGAAGGCGAGGATATAGATCCAGATAGTGGACTGCCCCATCTTACTAAGGCTATTGCGTGTCTATTTGTGGTACGAGACGCTATTATAAATAACAGTTGTTGTGATGATCGTCCGCCGAAAGTTCCAGTAGAACATCGGGGATATATTAAGGCCCGGGTCGCTGAGATTTTAGAGAAATATCCAGAGTGTAAACCGCCATACACAGAAGCGGGGGGCAAAAATGAAATATCCTGAGTTTGCGGAATATGTGGGGCACCTTACGAGCAAGGGCTTCGAGGTAGATCTAAACCATCAGTTGTTACATGCTTCGATGGGGTTGGTGACAGAATCCGCTGAGACGTTAGACCTATTGAAAAAACATTACGCGTATGGCCGTCCGTTTGACGAGAATAAATTTAAAGACGAACTCGGCGATACCCTCCACTACCTTACAATGGCGTGTAACGTACTCGGTATTGGTATCGAAGACTTGATGAGTACCAATTACGCAAAACTTAGCATACGATACCCTGATGGGTATACAAATGATAAGGCGAATCACCGTGATCTCGACGCGGAATCAAAAGCAATTAATTCAGGAGATTAATCATGCTTCAGGATAATCGAGCATATTTAAGTCATAGCATACGAGGTCGACTTGGACCCGACGCAACATCTGAATCGATGGCCGCGAATAACGTACATGCTCACGAAGCCGCGGTAGAAATGCGGTGTGTACTGCCCGAGGTACATATTTACGTACCCGGGGAAAATGATGAGGTTATCAGTATACTGTATCAAGACGGGAGACTGAGCGAGGAAGATATTTTATGGGCCGACTGCATGATTATCGAACATACTTGCCAGATTTTATTGGCGTACACCCCGGATGGATTTATCAGTACCGGCATGCAGATTGAAATAGATTTCGCACACGCTCACAATATTCCAGTATATGTTGTAGGAGATGCCGCGGAATTACAGGCGGTTAAACCGCATATCTTGGGATACTTGCAGGAGAAAAAGTAATGAGTAGGATTTTAGCAATAGGCGATATACACGAGCCAGTATCTCGTAAAGGCTATATGAGTTTTTGCAAAGACCTCTACGAAGAGTGGGCCTGTGACACCGTAGTTTTTCTTGGTGATATTATCGACTGGTCAGCGATCAGTTTTCACGCCCATAATCCAGAAGCCCCGGGCCCAAAGGATGAATTTAAACTGGCCTATGCCGCGGTTCAGAAATGGTACAAGGCCTTCCCGAAAGGAATAATCTGCATCGGCAACCATGACGCTCGGCCTCGACGACTTGCAGAGTCAGTAAATATTCCCGCTAAGTTTATTAGGGACTACGCTGAATTGTGGGGTACTCCGGGGTGGGAATGGGTACAGTCTATTATTATCGATGACGTGTATTTCTGTCACGGTCACGGAAAAGGTGGGGGTAACACTCCGGCTTGGAACTTATCGAAAAAGATGGGCCTGTCCACAGTTATCGGCCACTTCCACTCGAAGGGTGGTATCAACTGGTCAGCTAATCCGCTTCGTAGATGGTTCGGGATGGATGTTGGTTGTGGTATCGACGACAAAGCCTATGCGTTTGCGTATGCAAAGGAACAGATTACACGTTCGATACTTAGTGCTGGTATCATATTGGATGGTACGCCGTACCATGAAGTAATGCCCGTAGGAAAAGGTGAACGGTACTACGACAGGAAACATAATGGGTAAGGGATGTAATAGAAGACCCTGCCAGATACCCCGATGGCTTGAAGATTTAAACTGGGCGTTGGCGATGGGTGAGATAACGAGAAAACAATACAATAAGGTTATAAAGGACCATAAAAATGGCGAAGAAAATAAAGTCTAGGGAGAATACAATGGCAGATAATATAAACGAAGCTCCAGACCTCGATGTACTCGACGCAAAAAACGAACTCGAAAAGCGAATCCACTCGGCGTTGGTTAGAGCACCGAAACTGGTAAGGCACCGCTTACAAAGTAGTTCGCTCTGGGATATTGCGGGGTGTATGAAAGTTACAAAGAATACATACGACTTCGGGCGATTGCCCATTTATTATAAAAAACCTCGGGCTCCACGACCTAAGAAATACGATTGTCTCCGGGCACTCGTTACATTTATCGTGGTGAAGTGGTGGGACTACTCGCTGGATCGGATTAAAACTCCGTTCCCGATGGCTTTTCTTGAGCAATTAGAACTTATTCTCGAATTAGGATTGGATAAGTTTAAGATAACCGGGGCTTACGCTGGTGGATTTAGGTTGGTATTGTGTAAAAAATGTAACGACACTGGGCTAGTGAACCAAGTCGGAGAAGACGAGGACACAGACTATTGCACCTGTCCTGCCGGGATCGCGAGAAATGAGAAGGATGACGAGTGTATCGAAGATGAGGAGGACGAATAATGCCGTATATTAAAAAAGAAAATCGAGCTCTGATCGATAACGCCGTAACTAAATTAGCCGATAATGTTTTGAACGTCGGGGAAATAAATTATGCGATAACGAAGTTCCTCCATATAGTAATTCGGAGAGATAAGTTTTGTTACGCCCTGTTGAACTCGATGATCGGTGTTTTGGAGTGTGCGAAGTTGGAGCTATACCGTATGGTAGCTGGACCGTACGAAGATAAAAGACGCATGGAGAATGGTCCAGTGAGTGAGTTAGACGCGAAGAGCCTTGAGGACGTAAGATGAAGACATATACCTGCCCAAAATGTCATGCTGTGGTGTATAGTGATAAAAAACCGGTGTACTGTGTATGCGGGGGTAAGTATAGAACTATTTTCGACGACTTTAAAAACCTAGGTTTTGGGGGTCTCGGGGCTGAGTTCGGGGGAATTCACAAAGATAATTATGGATTATAAAGACGTACTAAAAAAAGTTGGATGGCCCACGGATATCGTGACCTTGGATTTCGAGACTTATTTCGATCAAGAGTACAGTTTATCCAAACAGAAGTGGACCACTGTTCGATATGTGATGTCGGATAACTTCGAAGCGACTGGTCTCGGCATAGGTGGGCCAGATCCGGAACTTGATTTTTGGACATATTTTAGTGGGTCTGAAGAAATAGAGATAACCTTGAAAGAGCTACGAATTAAATACGGCCCCGACCTCGAAAATTGTGTGGTTGTCATGCAAAACGCTTTTTTCGACGCGTTAATTCTCGACCACCATTATAAACTTAGGCCCAAATATATTCTCGACACAAAACAAATGGGTAGTTTTCTTGAGGCTCGGGCCTCCCATAAACTTAAAGATTTGGCGGAGGAATATGGTTTCGACCCGAAGGGCGACACGAAACAATTTAAAGGGCTGCACTGGAATGATATGACCGAAGAACAGCGAAATGCCCTTGGTAGTTACTGCAACAACGACGTGGCCATAGAAACAAAATTATTCCAGAAAATGTTACCCCTCATAACTAATCCAGAGTTAGAACTTCCGCTGATGAACCATACGACGCAATTATTTTTACAGAAAAATTTCAAGTTCGACTATCTGTTAGCCGTGAAACTCCAGAGAGAAATGGAAAAGCAGGCAGATAAAGTTGCTGACGAATTAGGACATACCCGGACTGAGATTAGCGGGAACAAAACTTTTGTGACGTTATTGCAAGAAGCTCTCCCCGAGGGGGAGATTGTTCCGAGGAAACAAGGTAAGAAGGGCCTGATTCCGGCGTTAGCAAAAGTTGACGACGGTATGAAAATGTTATTAGAACATACGGATACTAAGGTACGAAAATTAGCCGAGGCTCGACAAGCGGTAAAGTCTTGGCCTCTCCATATTAAACGGGTCCATAATATGATTAGACAATCGATGGCAGATGGCGGTTACTTCCGGGTACCCCTTAAATATGCCGGGGCCCATACGATACGATGGTCTGGGTGTGAAAGTGTCAACGCACAGAATTTCGGGTCAAAAGCAGATCCACTCATTAATCAAGTCCGTAACCTTTTATTGGCCCCGGATGGTATGGTACTAATTACTGCTGATTCGAGTGCTATCGAAGCCCGGGGATTGGCGTGGATCGCGAAACAACTTGATCTCCTCGAAGCGTTTGAACAGAACCGAGACGTATATTCCGAGTTCGCCAGTAGGTTATTGGGAAGACCTGTTCGGAAACCGAAAAGCTATGATCCAGAACCGGTAGCCGAAGTATTAAAAACCGGTAGAGATTTCGGTAAAGTGTACGTACTCGGAGCGGGGTACGGTATGGGTGCCGCCCGCAATTATGTTTATATGAGACAGACGCCCTCTCTCGCCGGAAAAATTGAGAGCGGAGAAATCGATCAAGCCTTCTGCAAAAAAGGTATTAATTTTTATCGACGAATATATCCGATGATCCCTAAATTCTGGGCCGATGTAGAAAAGGCGTTTAAAGTTGTGGCGAAATACCCCGACCAAACGCGAACAGTTGGACCGTTAGTTTTTTATGCAAAAGGCTCGATGGTCTTTTTACGATTACCAAGTGGACGAGAGTTACGGTATCCGTATTGTTCCGTTAAGCGTGGCGACAGTTCTATTCGATGGAAGTACGGTAAACTTTGGGGTGGTAGTATAACAGAAAATATCGTGCAGTCGATGTGCCGCGACCTCTTGGGGTTTTGGATACTGGAAGCTGAGAAAGCGGGATTACCTATCCTAATCCATGTCCACGATGATGTGACTACAATGGTTCCAAAGGAAGACGAAGAGGGTAGCCGGATGACACTGGAAAAAGTTATGTTGTCGAAACCAGCATGGGCAAAAGGATTTCCGTTAGCGGTTGAGACCCATACGGGAGATAGGTACGAGAAATGAAAAAGTTGGGTAAAATAGTTTTGGTGACGTTTCTCACGATTACTTGTCCTGTGTGGGCCAGTGTACTCGCATTTATTGTGCCAATAGGATTCGCGTTTGCGTTGTTATGGGGTGTCGTGTGGGAGGTTGTAAGTGACCGCGAAGAAAAAAAGAACTAAATCTCAAATAGGGAGCCGCATAGTGGATATGATCCATGCCAAAAAAGATAACCTGCCGTTTAAACCCGGTCGTAAAGATGGTGGAGAGAAAACTAAACCGACAATACCCTGTGAGGATATGCCCGAAGCCATAGTGTTACAAGAGTGTATTACGTGGTTGAAAAAACATCGTGTCGGGGCCAAACGTATGAACGTAGGTGCCGGGGACATCGGTGGTGGGAACTATCGCCAGTATGGTATCAAAGGTGCCGCGGATATTCTCTGTTTATACGAGGGGCAGTACATCGAAGTCGAGTGTAAAAGAGGCAAGGGCGGAGTATTGAGTGCGAACCAACAAAAACATCGTGACTGGGTGCACCAGTTCGGCGGTGTTTACCTAGTAGTACATAGTGTGGCGGAATTAGAATTTTATATGTTGCCTATTATACAGGGGACATGATGATCTCTAGCAGAAAAAACCGACAAGAGGGAGATACCATCGATTACGACTTTAGCATAGATTTACGATTTTGGTCGTTGCCTTTTTCGATATGCTATATTCCTACGCCAGCTATTGGCAAAACGCTATTAGGAGGTGGGGCTGAATGTATTCGTATATTGTGCCTCCAGTTAGCAGTAGAATGGTGGAACTGGACCGATGAAGTAACTGATATTAATGATTCAGTTAAGGAATTATTTAATGGGTGACGCGGCGGACTACGATATAGAACAGGGTGAGGACATGTGGTTCGCCCATTGTGCCGGAAACTGTTTTGAAGATTGTATTTATTGCGAGGAAGATTCTAATGACCGAGAATAAAAAATGTAAGGATGAAGATTAATGGAAAATAAAAAACGACCTGTCCATGTGAGTGCGACATTTATAAGAGCGAAGAATAAATGCGACTACCTGTGTTACCTAAAATATTATCTCGGGCTTCGGACTATTAACGACACCGATCCTCAACGGTACGGGAACCGATGGCATACGTGCCAAGAAATTCTTGGCCGTTCCCCCGGTGTCTGTACTGATTGTGCCAATAAGATGGAGAATGACCCAGAGTGCCCGTTTTGTGGGGGTACCGGGGTTATACCCGAAGATCGGATGCCATTGGCAATAGAATACTTGAATAACTACTATGCCAATATACCCGATAACAAAGACCGGACCGAATGGCTTGTCGAACGAGCTAAAGTAATGTATGGTATATCAGCGTATCAGTGGTACTATAGTGAAGATGAATATGAGACTCTGGCCACGGAGTTGAAGTTTACTTTGCCAATTAAAAATCCAAGTACCGGTAGGACTCTACCGAATTGTAAATTGGTTGGCAAGATCGATAAACTGGTGCGAAATTCGAACGGTATTCCGATGATAATGGAGCATAAAACTACATCGAGTTCTTTGGATTCTGACTCGTCGTTCTGGGGCAATCTTAGATTGAATACACAGATCAGTATGTATGTTTATGCCGCCCAACAAATGCAACTCGCCGGGGACTTAGAAATTTATGGGGTCAAAGCAACCGATTCACTTATTCAAGATTGTGTGTTCGATGGATTGCGTAAGCCGGGCATTTCCCCGAAAAAACTGAGTCAAGGGGATTCGAAAACATTTATTGAGACCGGGATGTACTATGATAAAGAATTTGAGATCTGTCGTGCTTTCGATAATGCAGATATGCTAATAGATGACGAAATGGCCGATGTCGAGCCCGGCAAAAAAGAAGGAACTCTTACCATCCGCGAGACACCAGAAATGTATGGAATGCGACTGATGACTGATATGAGCGAACGTCCCGAGTTTTATCTGGGTCGACGTGAAGTATCTCGTACCACACAGGACATAATAGACTTCCAAAAGAAAATCTATAGCGTGTACCAAGGTTACAAATTTATGTGCCGGACCGAAACATGGTCGAAGGATGAAGATCAGTGTGAAGCTACTTACATCTGTGAGTACACTAGCTTGTGTTATAATAATGTTGACCCGACGGTTGGGGATGTACCGGGGTTCAAAAGAATATTCGAAGGGAAGAAGGAAGATGCTAAAAACAAAGTATGAGCACATCCATTTTGAGAAAAGTGATCTCAGGAAGACCGATTATTCTTTGCGGGGTAATCGTAGCTATTTTGTTATGGGTATGGTCAGCTACTATAAACCATGGAAAAAATATGTGGTGCAGTATTTCGAGGGGTATGTACTCGACGAAAATTGTCTTCGAGATACAGCAGATTTTCTCGACCAATTAAACGAACAACATAAACTGAAAAGGAACAATAATGTCAACAAAACCACCACCTCCAGCAAGTAGAAATAAAAAAACGACACCAAAAGCAGCACCCACACCCGCAAAGAATTTCTCTGTGGGCCCATGGAAAGATGAGGGCGAGGGAGAGAGAATCCTTATATACGCGGAGTCCGGCATGGGGAAGACAACCCTTGCGGCGTTGGCTCCCAAACCTGTGTTTATCGGTATCGATGACGGAGGTAGGAAGATCAAAGATCCACGGACCGGAGAAGACCTGCAAAAAATTAATGGGGTCGAAACGTATGAGGACGTTCGAAGTGCCCTACAACGACCGATTCTCTTCGAGGAATTTGACACTGTTGTAGTCGATACTCTCACACTCGTAGAGAATCTAGCTGAACCTTTCATGTTTAGGACAATCAAACATGAAAAGGGTGGCACTGTGACACATCTTGAGGGGTATGGTTTTGGTAAAGGATTCAAACATCTGCATGATGTTATGATCCCTATTGCCGCAGATTGTGACAGGCTAATTAGGGCGGGTAAAACTGTTATACTGGTTTGTCAACGAATGAATGTTAAACGAGCAAATCCCGGGGGTGAAGATTTTCTCGAAGCCGGTCCGAAACTTTCGCATCCAACGTCAGAGAAAAATTCGGTACGTCGGTTCTTCTGTGAATGGGCGGATCATGTATTTTTAATTGACCACTTCGGCATAGCGGTAGATAAAAAAGGTAAGGCGACCGGGGGTTCTAACCGGGCCATTTTTGTCCAAGATGAGATTCATTACGTGGCCAAAACTCGTACCGCGGCTAAGTTCGAGGGGAACAGGGCAATAAGTTTCGATAGTCCCACGGATGACACACTTTGGAAATTTCTGTTCGAGGAGTAACAATGCTAACTCAAGAAAAAATATATAAACTCGAAGCAGAGTGCGATAAGAGGGGACACCATAGCTGGAAACGTCGAGGTAAGAATATGGAAATGTGTTTCCACTGTGGGAAACAACGTACCGAAAATTCTGACGGTACAGTAACGATAAAACGATTTAAACTTTAGAAATTGAAAGGGTAAGATATGTTGATTGACAAAGTAGGGACGTATTTAGGGTATGCCCCGGCCCATGGGGTGGATCAGAGTAGCGGAGGGTATCCACAACTGGCCCTCCAGTGTGTAGCGACACATTACTATGACGAAGACGTAGAGGACTATGTAGAAGTCGCCGACTTAGAATTACGAGCGTACCTTGTACTCTACGGCAAAGATCAAAAACCTCTTCGCAATTGCGATCAGGTTAAGAAGGTCTTCGATTGGGACGGACTCTCGTTTCAAGCCCTCGCTGAAATGAATATTGCGGAGACGCGTTTCCTGTTCAGAGTGGAAGAGAATACCTACAATGATAACACAACTATGCAGGTAAGTTGGATCGACGTAGATACAGCGAGTCCGACCAGACAGATATCCTCGTTGGATACGAAGGGTCTACAAGATCTCGACGCTAAGTTCGGGTTGGCAAAAGTAGCCAAGAAATCTACTACGAGACCGAAGCCGGGTAGTAAACCGACACCTCCGGCAACGACTCCGAAGGCATCGACAAAAACTACAAAACCGAAGACGGCAACAAAGCCGAAGGTAGACACAAAGAAACCGCCCGCTCCTACTCCGAAACCTGTGGCAGAAGCAACGGAAGAGAAAACTGGTAGTACCACCCGTGACGACGCATGGAAGTATATTACCGAACAGATCCCCGAAGCGGCATTGTCCGAAGAGGATCGGTCTGTTGAGTGGACAAAAGCTGTTGAAGCAATTCATGGCGGTCCAGATGACGATACTCTTACTGGCGAGGAATGGTTCCAAGTTCAAGAACTTGTCATAAACAACAACCTCCCATTTTAATGAGGCCCAGTAATGGCTAGATCATTTGCTGAACAATTTGAACAGTACATTAAGAATGTGTACCCCGCGATGTTGGAAGAATTCGCCGAGGACTTGGGGGTTTCTACAGAGTCTCTACTAGCGATTGGTATCGGTTTTAATCCGATACATCAATCATGGATCTCTCCGGAACGTGACGAAACCGGGGAGATCATAGGACTGGTGGAACGATTTTCCTCCGGTAAAAAATTAATGGTGCCGGGATCTAAACGTGGACTAACTTATATACTAAACCCTAACTACGAGATAGGAGATAAAAAATATGAACCGGGTAAACACAATTGGCGGCATACCGGAGGGGATATTAATTGCCCAATCTGTGGTAAGAATGACTGGTGCCTCGTCTCATCCGACGACCCCTATGATCCCTCCGCAGTCTTATGTGGGCGGGTACATGATGGTGCCGAACGGAAACTCGACGCGGGTTATTTACATATTCGCCGAAGTTCCGGACTCGTTGGCAAGGGTAGTCGATCAGCACTTACACCCTCCGCTCACCCCACCTTGGTTGTCGAAGGTTTCAGTGATGTGGCGGCGGCTATTGATTTGGGCTTTGTCGCGGTCGGACGAGCCTCGGCCACGTCGGTAAAACCATCGCTCATCGAGATAACAAAAGGTTTAGATATAGTGGTGGTTGGCGAGAATGATGGTGGTGTGGGAGTTACAGGAATGGAACAAACATTCCATGCTCTCCAGCCTAAGTGTCCATCCGTCCAAAAATTATTGCCACCCGAGGGGTTTAAAGACCTGAGAGATTGGCTTAGACGGGGGGAGCTTACAACTGAATCAGTACTCGAATATATTGGAGAATACGGGGATATATCAGCCCCAACAGATATTTTAGACGATGACAACCCGACTACAGTGGCCGCGGCA